ATTGATAAGGAGGAGCAGAAGTGGCTACTGATAACGTACTTGAGATAAAAAATTTACATACGTATTTCTATACCGATGGCGGTGTGATCAAAGCAGTAGACGGTGTCGATGTGAAGCTTCGACGCGGCGCAACGCTTGGCATCGTAGGCGAGTCGGGAAGTGGAAAGAGCGTGACATCCCTCTCTGTGATGGGATTACTGGCTGGAACGAAAGGAAAAATTGCTGATGGCGAAATCCTGCTGGATGGCGATGACATTGTAAAGCTGACGAAGGAACAGCAGAGAAAGCTGCGCGGAAGCAAAATTTCCATGATTTTCCAGGAACCGATGACCAGTCTGAACCCGGTCATGAAGATTGGGGACCAGGTGGCAGAATGCGTTCTGCAGCACGAAAAAATATCAAAAAAAGAGGCACTGAAAAAGGCAGAGGACATGCTCCGGAAAACGGGTGTTCCGCGTGTGGAGCATATGATGAAGGAGTATCCGTTCCAGCTTTCCGGCGGCCAGAGACAGAGGGTCATGATTGCCATGGCACTTGTATGCAAGCCGGAAATCCTGATTGCGGATGAGCCGACGGGTAGTGTTCAATTAGTACAACACTACCCAAAAACAACACCCGTGATATTCTGGTCATTGTCAATCCTTATTTCTTTAATGACCGAACGCCAAAGTGTGCGTTTTTCTTCACGGGTCAAAGTATCATAAATGGTTCTAAAGCTATTATCAAGAAGCCTGCGCACAGCTGCAAAGTCTGGCGGCGCTTCCTGCGCTGGTTCCGGTATCTGGTTCAGTGCAGAAACATATATTTGATAGTCCTTTTTATAGTCTTCAATGTCGATAAGGTCATTCACATACAGTTCTTTTAATTTGGTCAATTTCCGTTTCAATGCGGCTTTGTCAGTCCGGGCAACAGACGCTTTCTTTTTGGCTGCTTCCACGTCCCATTCAAGCTGGCAGCGTTCCAGTTCTTCCCCCAGATGGTCAAACAACCATGCTTCCACGACGTCTTCACGGGCTGAATGGTTATGAGAGCAGCGCCCACGCTGGAAATGCTGGTTGCAGCGGTAATAATAATAATCACTGGATTTGTAACCAACAAGTTTGTGTCCACATTCAGCACAAGTCAGAATGGAAGTGAAAATATAAACCTTGCCAGATGGAGCAGAACGCACGTTGCGTGTCAGAAGTGCTTGCACACGGTCAAACTGCTGTCTGTCTATGATTGCCGGGCAGAACTGGTCATTATATCTGCCGCCCCGGTCATACACGCCAGTGTACAGCTTTTCTTTCAGCATACGCCGAAACGTGGCGTCACACCAGTTCACGCCGTATGTTTCCCGGACATAACGGACAGTAGCCCGCTGGGAAACTGTGTTTTCAAAATAATTAAAAGCGTCTTGCACAATGGCTGCGTCTTCCGGTACGACTTCCAGCCGCTTTTCTTCATTCACACGGAAGCCGAACGGAGCAGAGCCGGAAACAACGGTGCCGTGTGCAATCTTACTGTCAAATACAACGTCTATTCTTTCACCGTCTATGTCAGCTTCATTCTGTGCAATGGACAGCTTTACATTGATATACAGACGCCCGTTTGCGGTTGTCGTGTCGTACTCTTCATCAGTGGTCTTCCAGTCGCAGTTGTGCGCCTGCAATATTTCCATGACTTTGTAATAATCAGCAACGGAACGAAACCAGCGGTCAAGGCGGGCAAAAAGCAAAATGTCCACTTCATCACGCTTCACGCTGTCCATCATGCGTTGAAATTCAGTTCTTTTGTGAATGTTCTTTCTGGCGGTTTTGGCAGCGTCAATGTAAATTCCAACAATGACCCAGCCACGTTCCCTTGCGTATGCTTCCAGTCGTTCTTGCTGGGCTTCCAGTGAAAGACCTTTTATTTTCTGTTCTTCACCAGAAACACGGATATATAAAGCAACCCGGACTAAATCCGGGGCAAGTTCTTTTTTATACACAATATCACCACATTTCTTGTCAATTTCCTTTAATTTCCCGTCCGCAGGTGGTAATATAATAAATGCAGACGGTATGTTGTATCTGGTATGATATATCTTTGCACCGCACCCGGAGTGTTCCCAGCACTGCGGGTGTTTTTATATTAGACATTCAAAATATCGTTGGTAAAGGTTGCTATTTTATTGCTTACAAAAGAAGAATATTCTTCTAAATCCTGCTTAGGGTTATCACCTTGCAAAATAACAAATTCTGACAAAGCGACAATCTGGTTTTGTACATCAATCAAGGCTTCACCGTAGTATGAAATATCTGGACCAAAACTGACGGAAGAAACCTGCTTATAATGCCACGCTGCACGCTCCTTCAAATCAACCAGAACAGGAACGGACGCTTTTTGCAGCTGGGAAACGGTCTTTGCGTCGGAGTGTACCAGCTGTCCCCAACGTGTCAGCTGTTCTTCCGTGATGTACCGTGGGTCTTCTGGGTGTCGCTTTATGTGTATGAAGCTATACAGACAGAAGACGCCGAACAGAGCAGCGACAACGGAAAAAATAACATGAGAAGAAGCAAAGAGGAACACGGCACCAGCCAGAGCAACGACGCCGAACACAACAAAGCTGGCGTCTGGTCTTTCCTGCAAAACAGCCGTGGTCTTTGGTAATTTCTCTTTTGGCTGCACTGCTGCTTTATGAACCTTAGAAGAAACAGAAGCAGGCGTGACAACAGAGGAATTGGCGACGGCAGCAGTGGACGAAGCACGGTTGCTGGCTGCCTTTTTCTTTTTACTTTTCAAATTTTCAGTCTTGACATAAGAAACACCAGCAACGGGGGTTCCTATGCTGGTTGTGACCCTACCGCTACTATTTATACTTTTTCGATACCCTTTGACACCAGCACTGATACCGACACTTTTCTTGCCGATATTAAGACGGACGCCCGGGGCAATTTTTACACTTTTTCTAAAACGTAATCCCATACAAAACCACCTTTCTTACAAAATAAAATGCCAGTATTTGACAGTATTTTTCAGAGTGCCACACCTTTATAATTGAGAAGCGCCCAGCTTTTCCGCAAAAAGAAAGGTCGTGGGAGATAATGAGAAAAAAATACATATATCACCGCAGCAATAAAATATATGCAATATATTACAGCAGCAATAAAACAATGTATATCAATCTTAGCTTCACAGGTACGACACAACTAATAATATACAAATAAAGCGGGGCTGCTGGGCGTCCCCATTAGGGGGGACTACCCAACGTCGCTTTTGCCGTCTTTTTCTACTGGCGGGAACTGCTTTTCTAATTCTTCCGGCGTGTCCGGTATGTCTTCATAGTCCGGCACGGCTTCTGCACTTGCAACATTAAGATATTTTTCAATCATAGCTTGCAGCGCTTCCCAGTCTTTTTCATCAAAAAGCGCAAAGGTCTTGAAAATGTTTTTTGCAAATTCATTTTCCCCGGTCATTACACGGTCAATCAATGCGCCGTATTCAGCTTCATTGCTTCCGTACATTTCCCCGGTGCCGTCAAGTAGCCACTTTTCACTGATATTAAATTCGCTACATATCAATTTATACAATGACAACTTTTGTTCTGGTCTGGAAAGTCGGTTGTTTTCAATATTATTGATAACATCACGATTTACTCCAAGACGTTCGCCAAACGCAGCCTGCGACATTTTCAAAGTGTTCTTTCTTAATTCTTTTATACGTTCGTACACTTCCATAGAGTAGATACCCCCTTTCTGTTTTGCTGTGATTTCACTATACAACAACACATTGAGTAAGTCAACACAAAAATATAAAAATAATTGCAAATAAGAGTTGACACGCTCAAAATAATGTTATATAGTGAGTACAGAAACACAAACAAAGCGTTTCAAAATGAGTTGAAAACTCAAAAAAGAAAAGGAGGAAACGACAATGGCAGCAGTTGAAAAAAAAGACAGAAAAAAAGAACTGGTTGAGAAAACAGCAGAGCAGTTCCAGCAGTTGAATGAAGACAACAAAATGTTCATTCTGGGCTATATGCTGGGTATTCAGCAGGAAAGACAGAGAACTACACCACAGCCACAGACGGCATAGGAGGTGGCAGGAATGGAAGTGCAAGGAACATTCAATGCCCAGCGCTTCTTTGACACTTTGGCAATGATTATTTCACAGCGAGAGGGCGTAAAAGTCACCGTGACTGTGAAGCAGCCGGAGCCGGAAGAGAAAAAGCAGCGGTCAGCATAGGCGCTGGGCGAAAAGCAAAGGTTTTTCAAAAGTCAAAATGTGAATAGTAGCGCAACGCTATTCAAAATAAATCATACCAGATACAAGGAGGAAAAGCGCAAATGAAAGAATTTGTGAAGAAAAAAGCGGTCATTGTCAAAGACAGACTGGGACTGCCAAACTACATGACCATGTTTTACATGGAGCCGGGAACGTACAAGGAAGAGGACGTGCCGGAAATGTTCAAGATTAGAAATAAGATTGTCCCGGCAATCCTTATTTCACAGTATCACAACACCGTAATTGACACGCTGGACGGCGGCGTTGCAGTATCACTGCCATTCCAGCAGCCAAAGCACACAATCAACATGAATGACGCAGCCAAAGCCTGCGCAAGAAAAGGTAATGGCTGGCACCTTATGACAAATGCAGAATTTGTCTATCTGCTGCATGAAGCAGAAGAACTGGGGCACACGATAGGTGGCAACACAAACTACGGTTGCAATGCGGACAACCCGCAGGAAAAAAGCGTTGTGTATGACAGAGGAAGAACACTGACCGGGTGCGACCCGCTTACATGGTCACATGACGGAACCGCAGGCGGCGTGTTCGGTATCTGCGGTAACTTCTGGGAATTTGTAACGGGCTTACGCCTGCACAAAGGTGTTGTGGAGTACACAAAGGACAATGACGCAGCAGTGGAGGGCTACAAGGACGAAGCCCCGGACTGGACCGTTGCAGAGGTAAACGGAAAGCCATTGAAACTGTACGGCAGCAGTGACGGCGGCGTGGTTATGTCAACCGCAGAAAAGATAGAAAAGGACTGGGACGGCTGCCACATTGCAGAATTGCAGCTGGAAGAGTTGGAAGACGTGCCGGAAATTGCGTACAAGCTGGGAATTGTACCGCACGATTGGAAGAACGAAACAGCCGGAATATGGGCAGACAGCGAACTTGAAGAAGCCGTGCCTTTCCGGGGTTCGAGTTTCGGCGACACTTCCTACGGTGGCGCTGGTGCGCTGAGCTTGGACTACGCCCGTTCTAACGTCAGCAGCAACGTTTCGCTCCGTTCCGCTTTGTTTTTGGAAAACTGGGAACTGGTAACTGATTTACTGAAAGCGAGTGCGGCAGCACACGCAGGAGGGCAGGAAGAATGAGTTTAGATAACTTTCCTTATGTAGCCGGACAGCCAGCGGAGATTTACCACAACGGAAAATGGCACCGTGGCAAGATTTATCCGGGGTACAGATTTCAAGACGGAATAGTGACAGTCCAGACGGAAGACGGGAAGAAAATCTGGTGCGGTGAGAGCCGCAAAGAGTTGTACAGAGCATTATAAAAAGGCAACGCAAAAAGCCTTTGAAGATGTGCCGCAAACACAAAATCAAAGGCTTTTCAAAAGTCAATATGTTAATAATTCAATACATGTTTATTATACCATATTGGCGGTTACAAGTCAAACATTTTAGGGCTGGAAAGTCCTTGAAAATAGCGGGTTTTGTCCCCGCTAAACGGGCTTGTATGGGGTATTAACATTCCTACGAAATATATAAATTTATATATACGCTGTATGGATAATAAACAGGATTGATGGAGGATAGAACCACCCCACTTCTGGTATACCCTTATACGCTGAAAAAGGTATCAGACAGAAAAGGAAGTGCAGTGGTGTTTATCAGAGAGAAGAAGACAGACTGTGCCAATTATAGAGAAGTGGACATAATACCACGAACAGAAGCAGCAGAGCAGGCAGCCAGAGGGAAGAGGGGTAAGAAAAGAAAAGTCAATGCCCCAAAGCAAAAAGACCTTAACGACAAGAACGCCAAACGCTATCTGGTACAGTTGGGCAATGGCAATTTCAGAATAGGGGACCTGCACACGTCCTGCACATACAGTGAAGAGAACCTGCCGGGCACAGTAGAAGAAGCAGAAAACATTGTGACAAACTACCTGCGGCGCATAGCATACCGCAGAAAGAAACTGGGGCTTGACCCTTTGAAATACATACTTGTCACGGAATACAAATACAGCAAGGACGGGCAGTGCCTAAAGCGTATACATCACCACATAATTATGAATGGTGGGCTTGACCGTGACGACGTGGAACTAATGTGGACAAAAGACCGTATCAACTGGAAGAAGACCAGTGACCCGGAATACAGAGCCAGTATAAAACAGCTGGGCTGGGTGAACGCAGACCGCCTGCAAATGAATGAAAACGGAATAGAGGGACTTTGTAAGTATATAGTCAAGGACCCGCAGGGAAAGAAACGCTATTCCAGCAGCAGAAACCTTGACCGCCCGGAAACAACCAGAGAGGACGGCGGGGAGAAGCAGCAGCGTGACCAGAACCACTGGAAGTACAGCCGAAATCTGAACGCACCGGAAGAAAAGTGCAATGATTTTAAGTACAGCAAAAGGAAAGTGGAACAGCTGGCAAAGTCACAGGACGCAGGGCTGGAAGAGTTCAGAGAGATATATAGCAACTACAACATTGTGTCATGCGAAGCGGTCTTTTATGAACAGACCGGGTGGCATATTTACTTGAAAATGTGGAAAAAAGAGCCAAAAAAGGCAGGACAAGGAGGAAAACGAAGTGGGAACAGGAAGAAAAACAAGGCTGCGCCGCATATTAAGGCGAAAGAGGATAAAAAGGGCAATTAAGGCATACGGCAATTACATTGCAGCAGGACTGCTGGCAGTGGTTGTGATTGTGTTTACAGTAGGGGCAGCAGTCAAGCCAGCTGCAAACAGTCTGCCGGAAGATACCAAAGAACCGGAACCGACACCGCCGACCACGGAAGCAGTGCAGCAGGAGCCGTACCCGTTCAACCTTATGTCCCTTGACTGGTCCGGTGAGGAATTAGAGGGCTGGACAAGATATGAAGTGCCGGAGGACTACGCAGACCACGGCGGGTACTTCCCGGAATGTATGCAGCAATTCACATACATAATTTGCAAGCAGAACGGCGTTGACTATGCACTGGTACTGGCAATCATTGAAACAGAAAGCGGGTACAGATGGGACGCAACCAGCAGTGAGGGTTCAACAGGATATATGCAGGTATTGGCAAAATGGCATGAAGAACGTATGCACAGACTGAATGTGGACAATGTGGAAAACCCTTATTTTAACATCATGGTTGGTGTAGATTATCTGGCAGAATTGCAAGAGAGGTTCGACACGGAAGCAGAAGTGTTGACGGCTTACAACTACGGCGTGACGGGTGCATATCAGCACGTATGGAACAAAGGACTGACAGACACAGAGTATTCAAGAGAAGTGCAGCAGGCGAAAGAAAGAATTGAAAGAAGAATGAGGGGTGAATGGTGATGGAAAATGAAATCAGACTGGGCGACATTATGGACAAACTGACGCCCAGTGACAGAGTGGTGATATATAACGCAGCCAGACAGGTTGTATACCGTGGATATGCCGCAAACGCAGTGCATGGAACATTGAACCCGCAGCGACGCATTAAGAAAATGGGGCTTGGCATGGAAACATACAGAGCCACGGAACAAATGTGGGACTGGGAGAAAACAGACAGCCTGCCGGAGCAGGTGCCAGTTGAACAATTCACACAATACCGGGTGGAAGACCTGCAACACATTCTGTATATCAGAATTGAACTAAAGAGCGAGTTTGAGAGGTAAAGAGCATGGAAGAAGCAGAAAAAATGCCAGTGGTCATATTATCACTACACCAGAAGTGGTGGCAGAAGATGGCAGCAGGCGAAAAGGTTCTGGAACTGCGGAAGACAAAGCCACAATGCAAAGCGCCGTTCCGGGTGCTGGTATACGTCACGGGCGGCGTGGGAATAGTTGGTGAATTTATCTGCCCGGAAGTTCTGGAAATCAAGAACTTTGAAGAAGCAGAGAGAAAAAGCAAGGTTCCTGCACATGATATTCACAATTATGCAGCAGGGAGCAGGAACAAGGTGTATGGCTGGGAAGTTTCCACGGTCAGAGAGTATGAAAAGCCACTGACGCTTGAAACACTGGGAATAAAACGGGCGCCGCAGTCGTGGCAGTATGTGAGGTAAAAGACATGGACCAGATACAACGTGACAAGATAGCTGCAAAGCTAAAGAAAATAAAAGCCCTTGCAGAACGTGGCGTGGGCGGTGAAAAAGAAACCGCAATGCGAATGTATGAGGACTTAAAAGCCAGATATGAACTGGAAGACGAAGAAATAATGCTGGACGCAGTGACGCTTCATTGGTTCGGATATGCAGACGAATTGGAAGAAAGGGTGCTGCGCTGGATTTTCTACAAGGTGACGGGTGACGCAAGTTACCACATATACACTGGAAAATACAGCCGCAGGAAGAAGCGTGGTTGTGACTGCACAGAGATTGAAGCGGCAGAAATAACACTGCTTTACAATTTCTACAAAGAGGAATTGAAAAGAGAACTGGAAGCGTTCTTGGTGGCGTTTAGGTGCGGAAACGACCTATAC